TCTCCAAACTGGTCAGATAGAGTATCAATCTGCTTATCTACTAAAGCTTTAGACTTGGCTATCTCTTCAGGAGTTTTTTGTTTGGTAGGATCCTTTTTGAATGTAGACTTAAATTGTCCAGAAGATAAAAGCTGTTCAAAGAACTCTTTTAACTTACCAGACTTATAAGCCTGTTCAAAGTCACCTACCATCTTGTTTTCTTCATCAGAAAGGCCTGTTTGTACCAAATAGAATTGGTCTCCAAACATTTTCTTATATGTAGAAATGTTTTTATATACATTATTCCAACTAGAAAGAACTCCTACTGTTGGCACCTTTCTCTCTCTTTTGAAGTTACGAAGGAAGCTAACAATAGGATTAGTATATACCATGACCATCATTATATCATAGCCAGCATTTTTAATGCCAGTTATTCTATCAACGTTAGTTCCAGTGGTATCATACAAGAAGTTGTCTCCTGATTTTATGGCATTAGGAAGGTCTTGTTTGTCAATCTGGATAGAAGCCTTTGCCAGATTGTTATACATAGGACTGTCTTTGTCCTCTACATATTTATCTGCATTGAGTTCTGTCCAGCCTGATTTTTGTAGGTCTGGTTTGATCTGTCTTACAAAAGTAGATTTACCTGCTCCAGCACCTCCGGCCATTATAATAGCCTTCTTGCCAGACTCGGCTTCCAATAATAAGTCTAGTAGCTTTATCATACTACTAATAAATATTAATTACCCAGTTTAACGGTATTAGGAAGAGTAAGTAGTTCTATCTCTGCCTCTGGATGCATGATCTTATAGGTCTCGTACGTATGTAAGAACATATCAAAGTACTCATCGACAGTCTTTTTACCTTCAATTATTTCCCATCCTGCGCCTTGCATTTTTTTGCCACTTTTGTCTGGGCCTCGTTTTGTAGATTTAAGCCATATGATACCGTTACGATCCACTTTTTGGAGATATCTTTCTTCATAGGCTTTAGTGTAGGCTGACATTTGTAAGTAGTAGCTTTCATGAACTGAGTTTGATGTTTTAATATCTAATAACCATTTCTCTCCGTTTATATCAACTAGAAGGTCTAATGTTCCAGAGTACTTGTGAGTATCTGAATACATGAACTCTTCTGACAAAAGAAGTGTAGGTTTGTATGTGGTCCAAAAATCTGTAAAGCCAAGGATCATCTTCCATACGTGAGTATGATAGTTTACCTTACCATCTGGTTCGATCCATCGTATCTCCTCACCTCGTAAGAATTTTTCAACGGCGTTGTGGACTTGAGTTCCCTCATCGCCAGCGCGACGCATAACAATATCAGCATTATGCCCCATATCTTTAAGCCAAGTTTCAAAGAAGTGTCCCTTAGGGAAATAGCCAAGGATAGTAGTGACCGAAGGGTAAAAGACCCCAGGCGATCTTTGATAATATCTCGCATCATGTAAAGTGATTTGTCTAAGTTCAGGATCTGTTTCTACAATTCGTTTTAAGAACTTGTCTCGATAGACGTTCTTATGTTGCTCAATCATATTAGTTGTATTTTCTTGAGAAGTAGATCACTAAACGATAGTGGCTTCGCATGGTGTAGTAACTTAGTCATGTTTTCAAAACCAAGTTCAGAAGGATCTTTCCCTTCTAGTTCAATTAAATATACTTCCTTCCCATGATTGAGAAGGTTTTGTGAATAATCTAACGCTTCTTTCAAAGCATCTTTGTCTAATGCTAAATATATAGTTTTTACTTCAGACTCTACTAATTTTAACATGAGTGACTTAGGAATAGTCTTACCAAATAAAGGTACAGCATTTCTACGAATAGCAATCGCATCAAACATACCTTCACATAATATCACAGGAACAGACCAATTAATGAAGTACTCTAGTCCTATAATCTCTGTTTTATTGCAGCTTGGAGCATCGTATTTACGAGACGGATCCTTTTCAAATGATCTAGCAATGAAATAGTTTACATTGCCGTCTTTGTCATAGGATGGTACCACAATGCGATTCCTATACCTACCTGTCTTACAATAGCCTATATTATATTTGACTATGTCGTTTACAGATATACCTCTTTTCTTTAAGTATGTTAATGCGTGTCTAGTCTCTAGTGACTTATCTGGGTTTGCTAGAGATAAGAACTCTTGAGGTAGACTTACTTTGTCTGGTTTAATGGTATCAATCTTAGTATTGTCTCCTTGAAAGTAGTTCTTCATCTCGATGATTTTCTCTGTAGGAGCATCTATCTTCTTTAAGAGTGATACTGGTGTTTTACCTTTTGTAGGAGGGTGGCAAGTCCAACAATTGTATTGTCCTGACTTAATATTCACTATAAGCTTAGGATTATGATGCTTACATACTGGACAATAAAAAGCGTAGTCCATTGTTGTTTTAGAACCTTTGCCTTTACCCAGAACTGTTTCCAATAAACCTAGTACTAGTAATTCTTTATCCATTATCTAAATATAAGACAAAAAAACGACATAAAAAAATATTTATTAAAAAAAATTTTTCTGTTTCAATAATTTGTTGTATATTAGTTCCATACTAATGCTGTATACTCAGGCTCTATGCCATAGCTTGGTTAAATTCCATGAGTGAGTTTTAGAATGAGTAACCAATGCAGCTACCAGGAGCTAAGACTAAGCACAATGCTTCAGGTATATAAATATAATTGACAGATAAGTTTTAGAATAATATCGGCCATATCCGACGGTTTAGTCCGCTAAAGGGTTCTAAATATAAACTGCCAATGAGAAACAAAGTCAATCACACTATAAACAAAGGCGGAATACCTTTAAACTAGCCTATTGTATGAATCTAGAAGATATTGAAATAGATGAAAACAAAATAACCGAAGAGCAATTAGAAGCGCTATATATTTATTTGTCAATGACTTACGATACCATGAGTGAAGATGAAAAAAAAGTTTGGTATCACATAATGGAAAAAATAGATAAAGAATTTTATGAGCAAAATTAAATTGTTATTACTAGAAGGTTGTAGTAAGTGTCAAAAATTAAAAGAAGCTTTAGGTAAAAATTACATTCACTACGAATACGAAATTTGTAAGTCCGATACCATTATATGTGACTCTATTGAAGATTTAACAGGCTGTTCTAATTATCCTGTGGTATTAAAAATAATAAATAAATCTTTTATAGAAGAAGTGGCATATATAACGGACAAATATGAGGATGTTGGAAAAACATTACAATTAAATAATCGTGTAAGAGGAAAAGCATTTTACTCTATAGATAAATTGATAGAGTACGTAATAAATTTGTAAATTAACATAATGAAATATAAACAGTTAATATTAAGAAAGATTTTTGAATTAAACAATTTAGTAAATTCACAAAGAGCTTTAGTCTCTACTGCTAGATCTCAAGAAGAACTTCATGCTCAATTAGATAGAGTGAAAGCTAAACTTGAAGAGATAGAAGTGTTAATAAATAGTGAATCTGAATTTTAAAAAATAAGTTATGAAACAATTAAGTCCTGAACAGATTTTAGAGAATCTGAATAAGTTCTATTCTATTATCGATAAGTATATTACTGGAGATAGAAAGGATAAACTTATAGATTTGTATAAAGGTATTGAAGAGACTCTGGCTATATCTCCTGCCTCTACCCGTATTGGCCACCATAATTGCTTTGCTGGTGGTTATGTTGATCATGTCATTAGAGTTATTGAAGCATCTTTGGTATTTGAAAAGGTTTGGGATAGATTTGGCCAGAATAAAGACTATACTACTGAAGAATTAGTATTCTCTGCTATTAACCATGATTTGGGTAAATTAGGTACAAATGAACAACCTATGTACTTACCTAATGATTCTCAGTGGCATATTGAGAAACAAGGTATGTTATATAAGTACAATCCAAATATAACTCATATGAGAGTAGCAGATAGAAGCTTATTCTATTTACAGAAAGCTGGTATAGAAGTCTCAGAGAATGAGTTCTTAGCAATCAAGTTACATGATGGTCTTTATGAAGAGTCTAATAAAGCTTATTATATAACTCATAATAAAGATACAGAATTAAAATCAAATATAACCTATATACTTCACCAAGCTGATTTGATGGCTAGTAGGGTAGAAAATCAAATTAAATAATTATGACAACAATTATTGCATCTATATCCTTATGGGTATTTACCATACTAGGATATGTTATCTGGAACCTTTTCCAGAAAAATAAAAAGTTAGAACAAATGGTTTTGTCTCAACAATTTTTTATCAATGGAGTAAAAGATTGTATGAAAGATATTAATAAAACAGCAGATCAGATTGATGCCAAGATTTGGGTACAATCAGACCCTGAGTTCCTTTTATTAATGGAGTCGGTTAAAGAAATGCAGACAAAGATGAACCAATTCATAGAAGAATAATATGATAGAAGTATTAGGAACAGAGGAAGCAGTCTTGCTAACAAAGAAAGGTGAACCTAGGAAAAGAAAGCCTAAAGTAAAAAATAACTACTTTACATCTGATACTGAGGATGCTATTCTAAGATATAGGAATAGTAAAAGCTTGGCTGAAAGAAATAAGATATATAATCAGCACATACATTACGGATTTTATAAGCTAGTTGAAAATATTATCCATACCTTTAAGTTTTACTATACAGAAGTAGATAATATAGAGGATCTTAAGTACGAAGTAATCTCCTTTCTCCTCCAAAAACTAGACCTTTATGAGCAGTCTAAAGGTAAGGCTTATTCATACTTTGGTACTATTGCCAAAAGATATTTGATCATATATAATCAAAAGAATTATAAGAAGCTGGTATCTAAAGCCGAGATTGGTGACCAACAAGATGACGATGCCTTAGTTAATAGCCTAATAGTAAAAGAACCAGAGCCAGAGCTAGATAAGCTAGATGTGGTCGAGCTTTTTATCAAATACGTAGATGACAATCTCCTTGAATTATTCGAGAAAACAGATGAGATAAAGGTCGCTGACGCTATCCTTGAGATATTCAAGAAGAGGGAAAATATAGATATCTTCAATAAAAAGGCTGTCTTTATCTATGTAAAAGAGATGACAGACGCTCAGTCAAATACAATCACTAAGGTGATCAAAAGACTCAAAACTATATATAAGACTATCCTTAATCAGTATCTTGAAAACAATGACTATTAATATTTATTCTAAAAAGTCATGGAACTTGACAAGGAAATATTTAAAGGGAAAACAGTTGCTGACCTAGTTGAAGAGGTCTATAATAAACATAAGAATCAAGATTCTACCATAAAACAGGAGATCATGAGACTTGCCGATATGATTGAGACTCCTGGTGATGCTATTGTAATTGTGCCACTTTTGAAAGGGTTTATGGACTCTAGTCTAAAAAACGACGAGGTTCTTATGAAACTTTTGGCCTTATTCCAAAAAGCTTCGGCAGAAGCCAAGAAAGGAGAGGCTGAAGATTCTGGTGTATTGACAGAAAAGGATATTGCCCAGTTGTTCAGTGAGGTTTCGAATATTAAGACAAAAGATCCTAAACAACTACCTAGTGCATAATGGCATACGAATTAATAACTCCCATTAATGCAGCAGTTGGCCAATTACATGGTCAATACTTTATTATTGGTAGAGTTAAGAAAGTAGTCATGGGTCCTTTTATAGGAAACACCAACAAACCTGATCCTGACTATACCAATCCTGGGGATATAGGTAAAATTAAATACGAGTTACTTTATTCCCCTCTTGCCACTTCTAAGGCTAATGAAGTATCTGAACCCGCCTTTCCTATTTTCTCTTTTATTAAGCAGTATCCTGTAGTAAATGAGATAGTATTAATATTAGGTGGACCTACCGAAAGATTAAACGATAGTTCTCAGAATCAACAATTTTTTTATCTTCCTCCTTATTCTATATGGAATAGTTCTAATCATAATGCTTTTCCTAACATGTATGAATGGCAAGACTTTCTAGCCAACTATTCAAATAAGCCAGGATATCAAGGAAATGCTACAGACATCCCTAAACTTCCTTTAGGCGCTACATTTAGTGAAAAAGAAACTGTTAGAAACTTACAACCGTTTGAAGGAGATAGTATTATCCAATCTAGATTTGGACAATCTATAAGATTTGGTAGCACTGTTCCTGTAATGAAAAAGTTTAATACCTGGTCTACTTCTGGTGAAAATGGTGATCCTATAACTATTATCTTGAATAGTCAAGGTAAAAGAGCTGGATTAGGTAAATTAGATAATCTAGTAGAAGATATAAATAAAGACGGTTCTGCAATATACTTAACATCTACTCAAGAAATAGTTATAGAAGACTTAAATAGTTTTCCACTAGCTTCTTTTGGTGTAAGTATAAATCCACAAACTCAAGATGTTGTAGAAGTTCAAAGACCTCCTGTTTCGAATGAGTTTACTTCTGCTCAATTGCAAGACCAAAATAGTATAGGATGACGTTTGAACCGAAGTTTCCATATAAAGGTAATCAACTAATACTATCTTCTGATAGAGTATTATTGCATTCAAAATCTGATGCTATATTCCTTTTTGGTAAGCAAGCTGTCTCTTTATCTTCTACTAAGACTATTAATCTAGACGCATTTGATAAGGTTTTAATAGATTGTAAAATAATAGAATTAGGATCTAAAGCTCAAACATTAGGCCAACCAGTTGTTTTAGGTAGAAACTTAAATACTCAACTTACTGTATTATTGACTAATTTGGCTAATGCTGGAACTTTAATGGCGCAAGCTTCTGAAACAGATTTAGGTGCTAGTATGCAATTATTAGCTAATGCAGGGCAGATAATAAATGAAGAAGCATCTAGATTAGTACAAGTATTGAATAGCGGAACTATATTATCTAAAAACACATTCACAAGATAATATGATACCAGTAATTAATCCAAATATAGCAAGCACAATAAACAAAGTAGCTAACGATCCTAAAGTTAAAGCTGGATTTGTTAATTTAGGAAATAATAAATTAAATATAAATACTACTACAGCAAAAGGTTTAGAAAAAGCGATTGGAGTTATTGCTAGGTTTATAATGAAGGCTCAAGCAAAAACTAATGGTATCTTCTATGGAGAGTTTAAACTAAAGCAAGAAGAAGGAAATCCTGTTCAAAGAGCTTTAGATAGAGGTATAGATAATTTATTAACTGACTTTGCTAGTGTTGACTTTTGTAATCTTCTTAACTACGCGCTATCTCAAATACCTGGAGGAAAGCCTTTCAATCCAAAAGATGATCCTCCTTCTGATCCTATATCAAAAGCTAAATATAATCTACAAAATACAGCTTTTAAAGTACAAACTAAAATAGATCAATACTATGCCAGTTATGGTGATGCTAGTAATCCAGAAAGTAAATTAGGATTATCAACATTAATAAGACAGATAAATGATCTATTTTCTTCTGTACTTTCTCCTGATACAGGCATAAACGATCCATATCTTTTACAAACTTTTCCTCAGCTTTCAACTGCTAGTAATTTTTTACAAAATGCTTTTAGTTTATTTGG